GTTTTAGATTATTATTTGGAGCACAAAGGGGATTTAGACTCTATAGCTCCATATATTCCAGACGCTCTAAAAAACTACCAAAAAGAAGTTTTAGATTATTATATGGATAAAGGACGGGTTTTAGAATTTATAGCTAAATATATTCCAGACGCTCTAAAAAACAATCAAAAAAAAGTTTTAGATTATTATTTGGAGCACAAAGGGGATTTAGACTCTATAGCTCCATATATTCCAGACGCTATAAAAAACAATCAAAAAGAAGTTTTAGATTATTATAAAAGTAAAGGGGGAGTTTAACTTATTCCCACCACCCCCACTATACCCCTAATAATATATAGAGATAAATTTAACCTAGGAGATTCAAATTGGCTTTATACACAATTAATTCTTTGAAAAGACATTCAGAAGTTATGGACGAGATGCCAACTAGCCCAAACCAACAGGGGATGGGTTTTGGTATATATCTTGATAAGGAATTTCCTAGTAACGGAGAAAGTTTGGTTATGATGGAACGTAGTTTTCCAAAACCTTTGGGTTGGAAGGCTATAAAAATCAATAAACCTTCAGATAAACCTATGGTGACTTTTGAAGATCTTTTAAGGGTTAGTAAAGATTTTGAAGAATTGATAAAAACTTTGGTTGAAGGATCTCGTGGAGAAGTTCTTGAAATAGAAATAGCAAAGCAATTTAAAAACTTTCCTCGTGTAAATTGGAGTTTATAATGTTTTCAAAAATTGGGGACAGTACTATTATTAAAATAATGGATGTCAAAGACGGAAAAATTGCTAAAGTTAGTGAAGTTCATATTTGTCAGAAGTGTGGTAAAAATCCGTGTGAATGTTCTGAGGAAGTAAAGAAAAAGGAGAAAGAAATTGATGAATCAGGAATTAAAAAATAAGATTTCTAAAATTTTTAATTTTTTAGAATGCAGATCCGTAGCAAACCCGGAAGAAGCAGCTCAAATGCAAAAACAAGCTCTTTTAAAAGAGCGAGAAATTTTTGAAAAAGCACTCATAGAAACACTTAAAGGTGGAGAAATGTCTTATGATGAAGCTGTAACCCGGGTAAAAAATTCAGATTTTTTACCTTTAGATCAAAATATAATTTTAGCTAATATATCAAATTTTGAGGCGAGCTTGCCGGTAAAAACAGCTAGCCAACAAACTACGGAGGTTAATCCAATGGATTTTGTTACGAAAGACCTTGAGGAATTAAAAAAACGCCTTCCTCATTACGGAGCGTTTGTAGAAGGTGTTCTAAAAAATTCTTATTTTTTAGGAACTGGTGAGAAGGCGAAAACAGATCCTCAAGCAGCAAAAGTTTTTAACGATGATGAAAAATATATTGAACAATCTAAATCAGAGGAGGAAAAAAGAATGAGTCAAATTGAAAAGAAGATTGATCCGGAGAAAAGACTTTCTCCATCTCAGAAGACTGCCGGAACAGATAAACATAATACGAAAGCTCCTGCAGATCTTAGAGAATCTTTTGTTCCAAAACATGACCAGTGGGACAACGAAGTTTTAGACAAAGAACTTGCTGACGCTAAAAAAGGTCAAAGTGAACAAGAAAAAAGAACGAAAGAATTACAGAAAAAGAGAGAAGAGTATTTAAGGGCAGCAGAAAAAATATCTGTTAAGTTTTCTAATGCATCAAATGCTTGGGTTATATCTGAAAAAGCAACTGGTGTTCCGATTGTTATTGCGTCTGTGGAAGATATTACAAATAATCATCCAATCAGCCCAGAAGCCCTTGCAGAATTAAAAAGTCCAGAATTTGGTAAATTAATTGAAGAGGATATTAAAGAGAATGGAATTGAAGTTGCAGCAAGAAATTTACTTGGAGACACATTTGATAAACTTGCTACTGAGTATACCTCTACTATTAAAACAGCAGAAGTAAAAACAAATGAAAGGATAAAGCTTGAAACTCTTAAGGGGATTTATGCTTCTCTTAAAGAAGGTCTCGGAAAATTGACAAAAATAAGTTCAATTTTTTCTCTTTTTAAAAAAGCCGAACAAGCTATTGAAACAGCTGAAAAAGCAGTAGAATCTGATATAGGAGAAGCTTCAGAAGAAATCTCTGAAGCAGCAGAAGCTCTTTCTCCAATAAGTGATATAGGATTGGCAATGGAAGGTCAGAGTGACCAACCAGAAGCAAATCAGCTTGCAGAAGAAATTAAAGCTGCTATTGATGATCCAGACATTCAAGCAAAAGTTGATCAACTTGTAGCTATGGTAACATCTGGTAGTGAAATGCCGGGTACTACTCCTCTTATAGAGGAAACTGAAGAAGTTTCAGTTGTTCCTACTGAAACAGCCCCAGGACCTATGAAGGAAGTTGAAGAGACAAAAGAAGAAGAGACAAAAGAAGAAGAGACAAAAGAAGAAGAGACAAAAGGACAAAAAAAAGAAAAAGAGAAAAAGAAGGCTTCAGTTATAGCAGAGGCTTTAAAAAAGTTAGGAGCTGATAGAAGTTCAAAAGGTGATTATGACGTTACTAAAGGTTTTAGTTTAGACCAAATGGGCGGGCATAATAAAGGAAATATAACTCAGGACGGAAAGAAATTTATGACTTGGGAAACATTAAAGAAACAATTTGAAACCCTTGTTAATAAAAAACCAACAGGAAAACTTGTTGCGGAGTTTATTGGAGAAATAGTTAAAACAGCGGCAGGTACTGGTGTTATGTCAGCTGAAGAAGTTTATAAATTAGCATTTGGGCCTGAATATGCAAAACAGCTCACAAAAGAATATACACAGAAGGAAATCGTAAAAGAACACGAAAATTTAACAAAAGATACAAAAAATGCATATGCTTCTAAAGAAGAAGCTTATATTAATGGTGCAACAAGAATGAAATTTGCTATAGAAGCTACTCAAAATATGGTGAAAAAAGGTTTAATTAAAGAAGGAGATAGAGAAGCTTTTGACCGTCAAGTAGATAACTTTATGAAAATGGATGAAGAAACATTCAGAGCATTTATGGATTCAACTGAAAATATAGTAGCAACAACAGAATTAGAAGACGGAAGATTTAAAGTTGCAGTTTTACCTCGTCCAGATGAATATGGTAATATCATAGCTGGATGGATTGATGGAAGGCACGTTGTTGCTATGAACGGAGAAGATATAAAATCTTCAAATGGCAGAGTAACGAAAGCTCATTTAGCAAACGCACTTCATTTATTAAAACAAGCTTTTAAAGAAGGTTTGTTTGATGAAGCATTGTCTGATGGAAAAGTTCCAGCAGATTCAGGCGTTGATTTACAAGGTTTGAATTTAGGACAAGAATCAAAACCGGTTTTAAAACCGGAGGATTTAATTTAAAAAATACCCACGGAACGTGGGGAATTAACGCTTGGTGAGAGTAGGTATAGTAATACTACTCGTTGACTCCAAGCAGTTTACTTGTCTAAATTCTGAAGCTTTTTAAATTTGAAAACTTACTTTGACTGAGAAAGTGAGTTTAAAAATAAGAAAAGTGTGTAGGAATAAAGACAAAGCCTATATATAATGGCTTCATACTTAATAATAGGAGGTATTTTTAATGGGTTATTTTAGACCAGTAATGGCTGTAAACAAACCCGCAAGTTTTCCGATTGCTAGTGGCATTTCATTTGAACGCGGCACGTTTTTATGGCTAAATTCAGATGCGTATGCTACAACTGAAAGAGGTAGTAATCAGCCTTTAGGTATCGGAGACGATGATAAAATATCGGAAATTACAGCCAAAATTCAGAACCAAGTGATTACTTATTCTATCACTGTTACAGCTTCAGGTGGTAGCGCTTCATATTCACTTGGCAGAACAATTGCGTCGGATAGTTTACTTTCAGCTGCTTCTGCACCAGCTTCTTGGACAGTAACACTTCCGTCTGCGTTAAGCGGTGCAACATCAACTTTTACTTTAACAGAAGATGGTACGCTTACGCACACAGTAACTGGAAGCGGTCTTACACCAGGAACATATTCAGTCACTTTACAACTTGACTACACATATGTGAAGTCAGCTACTCAGGATAGGGGTATGACTACAGTTTCTGATATGTTCAATAACAATAGTACAGCAGCTTCACAATTAGTTGGTGTTTGGTTTATGGACGGAATTTATGAGTCTGATCAATATGATCCTTACGTAACTTATTCAACTGGTAGCAAACTTTATGCAAAAACAGGTGGTATTTTTACTTCTTCTTCTTTAAATACAACAGCAGTTGGTGTTATTACAAAAGTTCCATCAACAAATTGGAACGCAGAAACAAAGACAACTCTTGGGCATTCACAGCCAAAACCAGAGGTTGTGCAATTCCTTATGAGATTATCTTTGGCATAAGTGGAGGTAATTAACTATGCAAATAATTAAAACAGGAACAGGATTTGATAAAAGAGCGGACGTGTCTTTCGGCAAAGATGGAAACATCAATGCATTTGACAGATCGGACGCAATGGCAAGAATTGCCAAATACTTAGTAGCAAACGAACAACCCACTTATGATGAAAGAGTATCGTCTTTGTTTTCTGAAGAAGAAAAAAATCACCTAATAAATAAATTTGCTTCACCAAACGTAAGGTTAGTAATTGGCCAGGCAATGGCTAGTCCATTAAAAACATTCTTGGAATACAAGGGTGTTATGAGACGCGCTTTAAAAGTAGATCCATTAGGCGCAGGTGCTATTCCGATTTATGATCGGGATACAGAAGAAATATCCGCTGAAGCAATTGCTTCTCAGTCAGCAATTACTCAGACAAGGATAGTCGGGGAACGTATCATGGTTCCAGTTTTTGAAATCGCAGCAAATCCGACTGTAAAGCTGCGTGAAGTAAAAATTCGTAGATTTAACATAATCGATCGTATCCAAGTTAGGACAAGACAGTTTATGCAAGAAGCTGAAGATACATATATTATCAATTTATTAAATACAGCTTCTACTTTGATTAATTCAGCAGTAACTATTGATACTTCATCTGCTGGTAACCAGTTAGGTTATATTCAAAGAAAAGACTTAGTAAAACTTGCAAGAGCGATCGAGCAGCACGATTTATTTGCTGTTTCAATGTTCTTTTCAATCTATAGATACGCAGATATTAAACAGTGGGGAACACAAGAATTAGATCTTGTAACCTTAAAACAGGTTATAGACACAGGCCTTGTTGCTCAGTTACATGGACAAAACATTTATGTAACAAAGAAAATGCCTCATAATACAGTATTATGTACTTCTGACCCTGATTACGTTGGTGTTATGCCAGTGTACCAGGATATAGAAGTTATTCCTGCTGATATTCCATGGGAGACGAGTTTTGGTTGGGCCTTTACTATGCTCGTAGGAATGGCTTGTTTTAACCCCAAAGGCGTTAGCAAATTAATTGTATCTGCATAAGAATAGACTTTTAATTTAAAAATCCGTAGGGACCTCTTTTAGGGAGGGGCCCTACGGATAGCACTTATATTTCCGAGTCTAAAAATAGACTCGGCTCCTGCTTCTTTCTTATTATAGAAGCACCTCCTTTCAGGTGAGGGTCAGAGTTTTCTCTGACCCTCTAAAAGATTAAAAATGGAATTTGGAGCATGTCAAAGTTTAAGAAAAATGTAGATAAAGAGTTAAAATTTGAAACTATGAATCTTGCTCTTTTTGAAGCTATAAAAAAGACCATATCTAAAATGGCAGAAGAATGGGTAAGTAAAATGCCTGTTACACAAATAAAACAAATTTATGAACAAATAGGAGAAGGTGATATTGACTTTAATAAACCTGAAATTCAAAATTTAGTAACTTCTTTTAAAAATCAAATGAAACCTCCATATTTTGGTTATAAATATGCTCCGGTTTATATACCTTTTGCGATACGTGCCGTTATAAAAAAGAAATATGCTCAAAAAATCGGGTTATTTGCTAGTACTATTAATTTAAATTTAATAAAAAAATACGACAACTAGGTGGTAATATGTTACCTGCACCTACAAATTTTGATGCTGATTATGAACCACTTTCTAGAGATACATTATGTGTGACTTTATGGTGGGAAGAAGACCCACGAGCGTCTTACTATCGTCTTTATAGAGATACTGATGTAAAAGAAATTTGGCCCCCCTATAATTATAAAACTGTAGATGGAAAAAAATTTATAGTTTATAGAGATATAGAAGCTTGGTATGCAGGACAAGCTTTAGATTTATTTTATTGGGTTGCTGCAGTAGAAAATATTGCTCCTTCTGGTAGTCCTCCAATTTATGAAGAAGGACAACTTTCTGACGCTGTAACTAATTTGCACCCTTTTGGCCTTCGTGTTATAGAAGAAGCTAGAGCTATGATTGGAGATGACCTTCGTATGTTCAATGATAAATTAAAAAAAGTCAGCGAACAAATTTCAATATATAATTATAAAATAGCAATGGATCAAGCTTTAAGTACTATTAACGCAACACCAACTTTTACTTCTTATACGTATGGTAATATTCCTGATGAATTTAAAAGTTTATTAACTATGGGTACTTTAATTAACGTCCTTCCTAAATTAATTCTTTTAGAAAAAGCAAAGGCTATGAGTTTTGAAGACCAAGGTCAGAGTTGGACTCCTCCAGACTTATCTGCTGCTTTTGAATCTAGATTAAAGGATTTAAAAGAAGATTTTAATAATTTAAGAAAAGAGATTAAACATAATATACGTCCAATTCCTCGAGCAGTTGGAAGTTTAAAAGCTTTATTTATTAGTCCACAAATGCTCAAATGGAGACACGTTCCTACTGGGCGTAATTTTTTCTAGTGTAGGAGTAAAAAATGAGTTTTGTGAACTTTAAAAAAATTTCAATAGAAGATATAGAAAATAATGCAAAAAATGTAAAAAAGGTAAGAGACTATGAAATTATAAAAAGAGACATAGAACTTGAACAAGCTGCTATTGACGAATATCAAGGACAGCTTGCAGATGCTTCTCCCGAACTTAAAAAAATATTAGAACATTTGATAATAGAAGAACAAGAACATAGACGTGAACTTGAAGAATTTCAAAAAAAAAAAATAAAGTAAGGGGTGAGTTATGAATATTAGAAAATCAAAAAAAATAAATATGTGGTTACATAGAATTGCAATACGTACGTCAGAACAAACTGTAAAGCAGATTTTATCTGATTTAAAGAAAGTAAATAAGGAACTCAAAGACATACGTAATGCTGTAAAGGACGGTAAATATTCTGAAATTTCTGAACAAGTTCAAGCTGCTATTTCCTATCTTCAAGCAATCGATCACGTATCTAAATCTCCTATTGCAAAAGCAATTGAAGAAAAAAAAGAAAAAAATCCAGCAAGTAATATTGATTTGTCAGATGATGAAAGTACTATTACAGAAACAGAAGAAGGCATTTCAATACCAAAAAAAAGTAAGAATATAGTTAATTTTAATAAATTTTCTCAAATTAATACTTCTTGGAATGAATATGTTCCAGATTTAAAAAGTGAAGTTAAAATTGAGTTAGTTGAACAACCCGATAATACTTATCTGATTAGGGCTTTATTCGTACCTAATCCTAATTATAAAGCGGAGAAAGAAATAAGGAATTTAAATGATGTTAATTTAGCTATTTTAGAGCTAAAAAATGCTATTATGGATCAAAAACCTATGAAAGGCCAGGCAAATTCATATATAAATTTTAACAAACTTAGTTATATTACGAAGGAAAAGGGTGGTTATTGTGTAAAAAGTGAAAAAGGTAAAAATCTGGGTGGGCCCTATAAAACCAAAGAACAAGCAAAACGTAGATTACATCAAATTGAATATTTTAAACACAAAAATAAAAAAGGAGGAAACATGAGTTTTGTAAATTTTAAAAAGCTTTCTTTAAACAAATTTGCTCAAGAACAAGAGATGGGAACATTTTTTGATGTAGAAATTCCGGAAGAAAGTGATTTTGCACGTAAATGGAATATGTTAGTTAACCAATATGAATCACTTCCTAGCCCAAAATTAGAAGAAATTAAGCGTTTAAGTGGTAATCCTAAAAGTCCTGAGTATTTAGCAGCTCAACACGTTCTTGATATGAGAAAAATGAAGGGTACTAGGTCTAAAAAATAAAGGAAGAAATATGACTTCCAGTTACATTTGTTTCAGAAAAATTTTTCAACTTAATATTCGAGGGAAAGAGCCAGTTATGAACATATTGAACTGGATTGATAAGACAATAGAAAATAATAAAGAACATCCTAATTTTATTTATTATTTACAAATGATAAAAGAACACTATATGCGTAATTTTAGTGAAGATCCAAGGATAAGAGAAACTGCTATTCCTCTAGAACAACTCAAAAATATTATCTTGTCTATTTTTTCTAGACATAAAGAATTTAATATTGATATACAGTCATTGCAAAAAGCTACAGAAGCTTTTTTTGATAAAGACTAATTTGAGGTGAAGTATGGATGATCCCCAAATAAAACTTATTTTAGATTCAATAAAAGAAGTTAAAGATGAGGTAAAAATCATAAAAAAACTTCTTAACGGAAATGGAGAAATTGGTTTGTTAGAATCTCATAGGGATTTGGAACAACGTGTTTCTAGTCTTAGTGTTAGAGTATTAGCGGTTCAGGAAGACGTCAAACCGTTAAAGGAATGCGCAGAAAAGAAAACAACACTAAAAGAGTTTGCTAAACAATTAGTTATTGTTTTAGCAACTGTGCTTACAGTTTTTATTCCTACTTTTATTTGGATATTAAAAATTTGGGTTAAGCTTAATCAGCTTGTGCCGTTGGATACTATAATTAATCATTAGAGGTTTTATTTTGGGACAAATAAATTTTAAAATTTTAGCTAAAGTGCACAGAGATTCATTTAAGGGGATGACCCCGGTTGAGCAATATAATTACGTTATTGAGCATATAGATAATCCAGAAATATTAAAAGAATTATTTTTAAGCGCAAAAGATGACATAATTCGTTTAAAGATAGTGGAGGCTACTAGAGACCCGGATTTAGCCAAACGATTATTTAAAAATACAAAGTATTTGTTAGTAAAAGCAAGTCTTATTGCATTTATAAATGACCAGGATTTAATACGAGATATGTTAATTTCGTATGTACATTCTCCAGAAATACTAACATCAATTATGGAGCGTTTAACTGAAAAGCAAAATAGAGCTTTAATCCAAAGTATGAAAAAATTAAATGTGTTGCCAAAAAGTTTCATTGAAATTGCAGAAAAATATATTAAAGGAGATATTAAAGGAAATTTGATAGTTGATTAGTAGGAGGAAAACAATGTTTTTGAAATGTGCTGAATCCACAATTTTAGATATTAAAGAAAAACCAATTAATTTATTTGAAGAATTAACTCGGGTACATACAACAGATTATGCTAAAATTGCTACTTTAAGTGAGGAAGATATTCGTAAACAGAATTATAATAAATTTAGGGTTATAGCTGAAAAGAAGCCGAACCTTTTAGCTTTTGCAACTCGTGCTATTTCTTCGTTTGAATCTTGGGGTCCTAATAAAAATGGAGACGCTTTTGAAAGGACTGAATTGGAAAAATATTATCCAACATTTTTTATGAGACCTCATCTTTTAGACCATCGTATGGAGATTCCATATATTCGTGGTATAATTGCTGGTAGCTATTGGAAGCCTTTAACAGAAACGATTCCAGGTAAAAAAGACGGAGATTATGTAGAAACGTTGATTTTTGTTAATAAAGATGATTTTCCTAAATATGCTTCTATGATTGAAAATGGTACAGTAAATTCTTTTTCTATGGGGGTTGAAGTACAAGAAGCTGAATGTAATATTTGTCATAATATTGCTAGAAATCCTTCTGAACTTTGCCATCATGCTCGTAATTTAAAAAATTTAGTTTTTGGGGGACAAAAAGTCTTTGAATTTAATCGTGGTTTGAACTTTATAGAGCAGTCAGCAGTTGTTAGTCCAGCTGATCCAGATTCTCATATATTATATGTGTTAAGTCATACTAAAAATTCATCACATCAAGATATAGAACGTCTTAAAAAAATAGCATCAGTTTTAGATAGTTATACAGAAGCTGAGAAACAATTAAGGCCATATGAATATCAAATATTAGAAACTTATGCTAATCAATTAGCTGATAAAATAATGTTTGATTTAGGTATTGCCCCAAGGAGGCCAGGTTTATGAGTTTTGTAAATTTTGTCAAAATTGCAATTGAGAAACAAGTTAATTTTTTGTGGAGACGTTCTAATGAGGATGTTTCTACCTTTTTAAGCCAAGTTAAAACTTATTTAGTTGATGAAAACATTAAAAAACAGATTGATAATTTAAAATCAAGATTTATGGGGGGAGAAATTGATAAGAAAGTTCTTTTACAGGCAGTAAGAGATCTTTTAGAAAAAGATATGGAATCGGTTGAAAAACAACAACAAGAAGCTCAAGAATTTTTTACCGGGGTTAAATCTGATGAACCTGAAGTTGAAGAACCAGCTTCAGAAAAGCAGAAACCTTCAGTAATATATGCACCTAATAAGAGTTATTTGTTACCTCTTTCTAAATTTTTTACTGAAGCAGACACTACCCCTATTAAAAAAGTTTTAGGTGAAGAAAGTTTTGAAAAAGAAATAAAAGAGATTCCTACCGATCCCGACAAAATAGACGAATTTGTTAAAAAGAAAAAAGATTTTACAACTAAAGTGGAACAAATAAGTCAAACTTTAAAAGAATTAAAACAGTTACAAGGGAAATAAAAAATGTTTGGATACCTTCACGGGTTTATTAGACAGGCTTTTATTAGAGAAATTCAAAGTTTAATAAATGAACACCCCTTTTATACAAAGACAGAAGACCATAAATTTCAAAAATCTTCTGTTTTGGTCACTGAAAAATTTAATTTTGATGGAAGACAATTTCCAGCTATAATTATTTCTAGTTCAAATGCTTCTGAATTTAGATTAGATTTTACTAATCTTATTGAAGAAGTTTATGGATATGTACGGTTGACTAGTATTATTCCTTATGTTATTACTAAAGTAGAAACTGACACAGCATATACTGGAGTTAGAACCGATAATGTTTATGGGCTTCAATTTGCTAATGTTGGCCGAGATAATAAACGAGAAATTAAATTACGTGTAATAAATGGGAACACGAAAGTATCAGAATATTATACTATTCAACCTTGGGAATATAGAAATGATATTATTCCTGGTGCAATTCTTTATTTTGGTAGTTTTAATGATATTGAACCTGGTAATGTTGTATATATTGAAACATTTGCTAATAATACTTTTTTAGGTGAGTTATACGGAAAAGGTTTTGATTTTTCAATTTCTATAGATATTTATGCACAATCTCAAAATGAAGCTAAAGAACTTACAGACATGGTTAATGCTTATGGCGTTTATATCTTACCACAGCGGTTATATAATGCACACGGTTTTGTTTTGAAGTCTATGAAAACAGACGGAGTTATAGAGAAAGAAGGAGAATTGGGTGAAGAAGTATTTACAGGAAAATTTAGTGTAAATCTTTGGACAGAACATCAATTTTTTAGACCTTTAGAAAGAATTTCTGGTTATACATTATGGATTGAATTGCGTGAACGTGTTGAAGATTTAGTTGGTCAAAACTGGCAATATACGGTATAAGATATGGTTAATAATTATATTCCTAATAGAAACCCTAGAGATGTGAGTTATATTCCTAAATCTAAAGAAGAACGTGAATATACTCATACATTTCAAAGTTTAACAGATTTGTGTGATCCAAAAGACATGTATGAAAGAAATATTATAAAAGAGGCAGTTGGGGGTCAAAACGTACTTGACGAACATATAGAAAGACTTCAACGTCTTATAGAAGCTCGTGGGAATTATGTATTTTTAGTTAAGCGCATACTTGACGGGGACTTTTGTAGTTGCTATAATCCTATAAGTAAAGAAGTGATGCGTAAGTATTGTCTTGAATGTTACGGAACCAGAATTACTGGAGGCTATAAATTGTTTTGGAATAAAGATAGAATAGACGGAAAAATTATTATTTCACAGCCTTTTGCAGATGAATCTATTTCAATGGAACCGTGGGGCCGAGATTGGAAAGAAGAATTAGAAGGTTGGACATTACCGTGGGTTCCATTGGAAAATGGTTCTACGACATTTTCGTATGATTTTATAATAAAATATAATGAAGATGGTACCGAACTTGGAAGGTATTATATAACAACTGTTAAACCTTCTAGGTCTATAAATAATAAGGTTACGTACCAAAGATTTTCAATGCGATTGGCAGATAAACCAACATATGAAATAGGTCGTAACGGGGAAAAAATTCTTTCTCGGCGTGGCGATATTATATATGAAATTGATATAAATAAACTACAAAAAATAATGGGTGGAAAATCCTAAAAAAGAGGTGAAAATTTTATGAAAGATTTTCAAAGAATGTATAAAAAATTGAATGTGGCCCAAGATACAAGTGAAAGATTATATATACCTCCTGTTGATGTTTTTAATAATAAATTTACTTTTGTTTTTTATAATTTAACTCTAACTGATGTGCCTTCATACGTAAAAATTTATATTGAGGCTGGTTCGCCTGATGCAAAAGTAAATTTAACAGAATTTGAAGATTTATTTATAGAAAGTTCTAACTCAAGTATTTTGCGTACTGATTTTCCTATAGTAAGTGGAATTGAAGTAATAGTTAATAATTTTTCTAGAGGCACGATATCTATAGGTATTCACGCAGGTAATTTTTAAAATAAAAGGAGAAGATTTTAATGTATTCAGCAGCTATTGCAACGAAAATAGCAGAAAAGTTGCGTAATAAAGCTGAGGACGCTGTAACAGCTCTAACTACTTCTCCCTATATTATAGAAAGTTTAAAGCGTCTTAATCCTTTTATATTAATAGATAAAAATGGTAATACTAAAAATTTACGTGATGAAGATGTAGAAGCCCTAATTAGATATATACTGGACGCTCATATTATGGATATTTTAAATGATTTTGCAACTTCATCTCCTAAAAAAGCCGAAACTCTTTTAGCTATAACCAATGCTTATTTAAATAAATATTTAAATAAGATTGAAGCTGATGGAAGGATAAAAAGAATTTTAAATCCATTAAAAGACGAATCCTATAAAGAGAAAAATCCTAATAAACGTTATATTTTAAAAAATTTGTTAAAAGAACAAGAAGGTATAGAAAGTAAAAAGTCTTTAAAGGAATACCTTAGTAATGATCGTAAAGCTTCAAGTTATGCTAGAGAACT